TTCCGATCTTAACTTCTGCTGAAAATCTTATTTTACCAGCAACCAAATTAGAAAATGGTTGTTATTATAATATGTTTAGTGGTTGTACTAGTTTAGTTAATGCACCTGAATTACCTGCAACCACATTAGCAGATTTTTGTTATGAACGTATGTTCCAAGATTGTACTAGTTTAGTTAATGCTCCTGAATTACCTGCTACTACATTAGCAAATAGATGTTATTATTCTATGTTCCAAGGTTGTAATAGTTTAGTAACAGCACCTGAATTACCAGCAACTACATTAGCAGATTTTTGTTATTATAATATGTTTAGTGGTTGTACTAGTTTAGTAACAGCACCTGAATTACCTGCAACTACATTATCAAGCAATTGTTATGCTTCTATGTTTATGGGTTGTACTAGTTTAGTCACTGCACCTGAATTACCAGCAACTACTCTAACAATTAATTGTTATAAAGGAATGTTTAGTAATTGTACTAGTTTAGTTAATGCACCTGCATTACCAGCAACTACATTAGCAAATGGTTGTTATTTTGGTATGTTTACAAGTTGTATAAAGATTAACTACATTAAATGTTTAGCCAAGAATAATATAGCACAAACAAATCTATCTTATTGGTTAGCAAATGTTGCTTCTACTGGTACATTTGTTAAAGCAGCAGGTGTTACTTGGCCAACAGGTTTTGGTGGTATTCCAAATAGATGGAGGGTTGAAGAAGTATAAATAATAAGTTAAAAGCAGTAAGTAAAACAAACTTACTGCTTTTTTAATACTTTTAAATAATAAGTTACTTTTTAACTATTGCCTTATACCATTCAGCACGTTTTTTTGTAACATTATTAATATTATATTTATCTTTTACAAATTCATATAAATTGTTTTGTAAAAGTGTAATCAATTCTGGTTTCTCAACAAGTTTTTTTATGGCTTTTGCCCAGTCTTTATGTTTTTTTGAAGGGTCAATAAGGACACAATTACCATCCTCATTCAAAACACCACCTTTTTCAAAAATACTATTCCCAACAAGATGATATGGCCCAAAATCTGAACAAACTAAAGCTGTTTGAGTAAAACCTGCTTCAATAAATTTAAGTTCTGATTTTACTTCATTAAATGAATTTGTATCAAGTGTAGCAAGTAATACATCTATATTTCTATAATGTTTTGCAAATTCAGTCAAACCAAGTGTCCATTCTCTTCTATATGGTTCATTATCAACATTTGGCCATTGAATTGGTATAAATTTCATTAAATGTTCATAATATGCTGGTGATACAACTTTATAATTGTCTGTTACGTTTTTTTCATATTTATACCATACTGATTCCTTTGGCTGAATTGGTCTACTACTTGTAATATTTCCGTCTCTATCAACAATATTAATTGTTCCTCTTAAATCAAAACCACATAATACAATTTGTATTTTATCAAGTATTTCTTTAGGAAGAGAATTAACCACACCTTGAAATTGTTCCATATCCCTTTCATGTGATGAACCCATAACAAAACCAAATCTTATTCTATTTGAAGGATTTTTTATTGGTAAATATTGTTCTTCTTCAGGGTCAATAGCATTAGGAAAAACTAAAACATTTTTATTCCATTTCTTTATTTTATTTGCAAAAATATCAGTTGTGGTTGTAACATAATCAACCATTGTAAAATTTTTGGTAATTTTTTCAGGTGCTTTAATTGCTCTGTTAGAAGCAGCAAGTGGATGAAATTGACCAACATCCCAATTATCATCAATATCCATAATAGTTACAATGTTATGTTCTTTGAAATATTTTAATGCATCCCATAATGATTGCATTTGTTCCATTTCTTTATATAATCCCTTATGAAAATGTATAATATCATATTTATCAAATGATTGTAAATCCAACCAATTTGGGTAATAATTTATTTCAACATCAAAATCATCAGGATAAAGTTCTTGTAATTTAGTATGTGGTGATGTTGAACGATATAAACCTACACCTGCGTGGTCGGATGGTATAACTAAAACTTTAATTTTCTTTTCCATATTTTTAAAACTTTTATAAGTAAAATAAATTATGTTTTAAATAAGTAAATAAAAAATTAAAGTTATTAACTATTTATATATGTAAAATTGTATATATGAGTAAAAAAACAATTATATTAACAAGAAAGCAACTTGATGAAATTGTTGGTGGTGATTCAACTTATTTAGATAATGTTGAATCTGATTTCGTGCAAGATGGTACTAATAGTGTATATACAGGAGAAAAAACCGATAATGATGATAGTGAACCAATAACAACTGATAAATTTTCAAAACAAATAAGAAGAAGTTCAGGTTATTATGGTTTGGGTGGTAATGTAAAAAGATATTCGCCAAATATGATTTCTTGTAGTAAATCTACTTGGATTAAAAGAAATTTAGTTAATGAAGATAATAGTGAGTTAGTAAATACTAATTTCGGATTAAGTCAAGAAACTAAAAATAATATTTCAGGAGTAAAAGATAGTGCTGGTGCAAATGCAGTGAAAAATGGAAATATTTCATATGGAAATGCAAAAGTAATTAAAAGTAGAATGAATAAATTACAGAATCAAGCAAAAAAAGGTGATATTGCTGCACAGCAGAAATATGAAAAAATGGGTGGAAAGGTTTTACAAGACATTGTTACAAAAAAACTTGATAATGCTACATCATTAGTAAAAAACGATAAAGAAAATCGTTCAAACATGGGTTTTAACAATGTATATCAAAAGCCAGGTGGAACTAAAATGTCTGGTAATGGGAAAGCACATACATCTAAAACAAATCAAGTTATCACTTATGAAAATAAAATTAATGAAGAAAAATCAATTAAAAGTAAAAAACTTTTAACAATTTTAAAAAAGCATGGAGGAATAGAAAAACAGAATCCTTGGATGCATAAAAATTATCCGATAACAAACGCTGATTTACATAATATAACAGATGAAAATGTTCTCACTATTGTTGATTATGATAACTTACAAAAAGTACGAAATGAAATAATAAAAAACCATTTATATGGATTTGTTGAAGGTGATGATGTTGATTACATAAAACTTAATGATGGTAAATTTCTTCTTTTATTAGTAAAAAATGCTAATTATTATCCAAGTAGAACGAATGAACCAAATACATTTAAAGATTTGTTTAATAAAAAACAGGAAAGAGAAAAAAATAAACCATTTAGAGGAAAACATAATGATTATTATAGATGGAAATCAAAAGATGCTGAAGATTTAATGTTTAAAAATCCATATTATAAAGAATGGGATGAAAAAAGTAAACAAGATTTAAAAAACAAAATTAATAATGATTATAAAAAATAAACAATAAATTATGCCTGAAAATAAAAATCAAACATGTCTTGAAGTCAATGCTATTGAAAGAAGAAAAGAAGATATTGTAAGAAACGATTATTCACAACAAGACGAATATAACAGTACACATCCAGATGCTATTAGTGATGGTGACCCTCTTGGTAAAGGCTCTGGTCATGGTGGACATACACATTCTATTCCTGATTGTACAAAACCAAAATCATTAATTGATTATAGTAATTTTGACACCAGTGCTAACAATCTTGGTGGTTCTTATGATATAAATGGTAGAAATGGTATTGGTGGTAGAGAATTTCTTTTAACTATATCAAAATATAATTCAGAAAAACAATATGGTATCAATTCTGTTGATACAACTTTAAACGTGCAGGACGGTCAAATTGTTATTAGATAATGAATCTTTTTGAAGAAATAATTATTGAATCAGATTTATTAACTGAAAGTGTTTCTATTGATAGTATTTCAAATGCTATCAATGGATTACACCCTGCATGGATAACATATGATGATAAAAAAGGTGGAGGTGGTAAAGCAAGAAGATTAATATATCCTGTTGCTTATGGTTTAACAAAAGCAGGTAATCCAGTTGTTAGAGCATTTCAACCACAAGGTTCTTCAAAAAGAGGTTTAACAACACCACCAAATAACAGAGAATATCCAAAATGGAAATTTTTCAGAGTTGACAGAATTAAATTTTGGAGAACAGTTAATTCAAACACTTATAATTCAGAAGAATTAGTTGGTTTCAATGAAGAGGGTGATAATAGTATGTCAACAGTTTATACTATTGCACCTATTGGAAATGCTAAAAATATTAAAAGAAATAATCTTCAAACTTCAAATGATAAAGAAAAAACAAGTAATGTATCATTTGAACCAAAACCTATTACTAAAGACGAAGTTGAAAATATAAATGTATCTCCTACAGTACAACCAGACAAAAAACGTTATACTGCTAAAAACGCAATTGATTCTATTATTAATTTCATTAAAAATGGTGGAAAAAATTTAAATAACGGAATTAAAAAAATATTTAATAAAAACCTTGAAAATAAACCTGAAAATTCTAATATTAATACAGGAGATACAATAAATGCTCCAGATACAACACCTGTAACAAAACAAGAAATTGGAACATCTGTCTATGATAATGCTGAAAATAATCAGCAACAATCTCAAACAATAAAACCAAATGATGAACCAATTTATAAAAACGAAATTGAAAACAGTGGTGAAGAAGATTTAAAAGAAAGTGTTTTATCAAAATCATTTAATGATATGATAAATAGAATGAATAATTTATATAAATAATATTAGAATAATATGCCTATTACACCAGAACAATTAGCACAAATAGTCTCACATAATGCTTCAACTTTATGCAGTCCAAAAGGACAGAAAAAGTTAAATGAAATGGCTGGTGCTGTAAATGTTGATAATATGAATAGTGACATGCTAAGTGATGAATGGGATAATTTTTCACTAAGTGAACCAAGTACACCAAGCACACCAATGCAACAGAACATAAATAAACCAATTTCTGAAAACGCTTTAAGCAAAAGTAAAATGCCTGATGCTATTAAACAATCAATGTTAAAACATCAAATTGATACTTCTGGATTAATGCCTGGAAATGATATGTCATTTCTTAATGAAGTTGCAAAACAGAGAAAACAAAATATTACAGAAGAAAGTTATTATCAACCATCAACCACTTCACCTGTTCCACAGCAACAATATATACCTCAACAACAATATATTCCTCAACAAATGATTGATTATGGATATTTGAAACATATTATAAGTGAATGTATTTCAGAATATTTTTCAAAACAACCATTAAATGAAGGAACAACATTAAAACAAATTGGTTTAACAGAAGGAAAAATTAAATTAGTTGATAATAAAGGAAATGTTTTTGCTGCTGAACTTGAATTCAAAGGAAATATAAATGAAAGAAAGAAAAAATAATAAAGGTGAGTTAATTCAACTCACCTTTTTTTATACATAACTATTTTGATATTCTAATGAAGATTCAATTGAATCACTTTTCTTTGATATTATATAATCATATGAATCTAATATATCATACATATTACCTATAATAGTGTCAGGATAATCTTTAGAAATAAAATTATTTGTAACAGGGTCAAGATTCACAAGTTTTTCAATTTCAGAAGGAATTTTACCATCATCTTCAAACTTATCAATTTCTTCAATAGAAAGATTATTCAATGCTGTTTCATATGCTTCTCGTACCTTATCAATACCTAATTGTTTTTCACGTTCAATTCGTTCTGTATAATCTTTCTTAATTTTTTCCCAATCCATATCACATTCTTTCAAGAAAGGAATTTCCCATTCAGGATGAGACATCCAGAACTTAATTTCTTTATCTTCCATTGTCATTAATTGTTCAAAAGTATCTTGGTCACCTTCTTTATTTGGTTGTCCTGATACAAGTTTTGATTCTTCAACGGTAAAGAATTTTCTGTCTTTAGGATTTGTTACTAATATGGCTTCTCTTATGTCTTTTGAAAAACAAACCAATAATGGTTTAATTCTTTTATTAAATTGGTCAATATATTTTTCTACATTATATTCTTTTCCTTCTTCACAGAAGAAATCTTCTTCAGATTCAACAATGTCTCTTGATAATAGTTCACAACAAAGAGTTATTTCAGTTTCAATTGATACTTCTTTATGATGTTTTTTCACCCAATCATCAAAAGATAATTTTTTAACAGTACCATTTTTACCATCATCAGCAATCTTCCATTCCTTATCTAATCTTGATTTAATATTCTTTTTAGTACCATCTTCTAAAGTAATGTTATAATTAGTAACACGTTTCACATCAGAATGTGATTTTTTTGTTCCAGTATTTATATAATATAATGTTTCACCTAAATCAACCTTTAAATTTTCTCTTAATGCAAGTTCCATCCATGCTTGTCTTGACTTTTTATTACCTGCTTTAGTAACGGTTTCGCAATCAGTAATATATTCTTCAAGTGTTTTTTTAACCTTACCCTTAGAAGCAATTTGCTTAAGTGGAATTTTATAATTATAAATTTTATTTATATAAGAATAATATTCTTCAATAAATTCATCACCTTTATTTTGTAATAAAAGTCTTATACCTTTTTCAAGAAATTTTGAAATATATTCAGGCATTTTCTTGGATTTAATTGTATTACCGACTAACTTCACATCTTTTGGATATGGCTTCTCAGGAAAATAGTCAGCATAATTTTTACGTGAGAAGTTAATTGTAGAACTAACCACCTCGTCTATACCTAATCCCATTTTATTTTCAGCGTTTGGCGAATAATGGAAATCTTTCATATACTTGTCATTAAATTCAGCAACATCGGCTTCATAACCTGTATATTCCTTACCCTTTTTAGTCTCACGTGATAAACCTAATCCTATATATGGTTTTTCTTCAGTATATCTAAATGTTTCAGGTAATTTAAAGTTAAAACCATCAGTATTTGAAAGTATATTCATACCCATAGCATTAACTACTGTTCCATCTAATGAAATATCGTATACATAGTTATTTGATTTTCCTTTATTTTTAATTTTTATCATCACAAATGTTTTTTTTACAAATATACACAAATTAATTTTTTTTCCAAACATATTTTAATAAACCACAATCATAAATTTTGTAGTAACCTAATTTTTCTGTCATTTCAGTTTCAGTCATTGTTAATGGAAAACCATATTTTTTATGAAGTATTTGTTTTCTGAAATTAAATTTATGTTGTCTTATTATTCCATCACTTGCTTTGAAATATCTATATTCAGGTGGTGTATAACTGTCAAATCTAAATCCTAATTGAAGATAAATATTGTTTTCTTCATCTATTGTCCATCTTCTATCAGCAAATGATTTAATTTCTTTAGGATTATAATTTCTGACAAAATACTTGAATAGTTTACCACCAATTCCTTGACATACATAATTGTAATTACTAGCAAATCTAGTTAATTCCCAATGAGTTTTGTTTTGTTCCTGTTTGAATGACATTACAGCAATTAATTCATCATTGTAATATGCACCTAAATATATAGTTGAAGCAACATATCCTTGTATATGATACTTAGTAAGGAATTCCTTTGCAATATTACCTGTCACTGTTTTAATAGTACACTTTCTTCCCATTACTTTAGGTAAATCACTATCTAATTTAAGAATGTGTTTTATTTTTTCATAAACAATATCTCTATTATTAACATATTCGTCTTCAAATATTTGAAGCAGTTTGATGTTGTTTTGTTTGCAAGCATTTAGTTTCTTTAGATGATAGTTCTTATCTGATTTATATTTATCTGAGTGCCATAACAAACCGTTATATTCAATTGCTGTTTTTATTTCAGGAATATAAATATCTAATTCAAGAGGGTTAATTGCTGTTCTGTCAGTTTGTTCAGTTAAAGGATAATGTGATTTACAAAATTCATATATTTCATTTTCCGCAATAGAAATTCTTATTCCACATTTTTTACATCCTTTCCCCTGCAAATGAGAATCAGGTGTTTGCCAAAACTCTCCATGCTCTGGACAGATAATACATACTTTAGTATCATAGTTTACATAATTAACTTTTGAATAATCATATTTATCCCCATGTATAGATTTTGCTTTTTTAATAAATTCTTCCGTTGTTAATTTTTTAGAATCATTGGATATTATTCTACCACATTTAGGACATCCCATTCCTAAGTAATGGCAGTTTGGTAATTGCAAAAATTCTCCATGCTCTGGACAGATTATACATACTTTTGTGTTAACATCTTTATAATCTATTTTTGAATAATCATATTTGTTTCCATGAATTTGTTGTGATAGTTTAATGAATTTTTCGGTTGTTAATTTTTGTTTTTTTGCCATATTTATTTTTCCACATTTATAACAACCTTGTCCCATTAAATGATTAGAAGGTTTTTGCCAAAATTCTCCATGCTCTGGACAGATAATACAAACTTTAGTATCATTATTTATATAATTAACTTTTGAATAGTCATATTTATTATCATGTATTTTTCTTGCTTCTTTAATAAATTCTTCTGTTGTTTTTTTATAACTTCTATGTACACATTTTGGGCAATTTTCACCATTCAAATGACAGTTAGGTGTTTGCCAAAATTCTCCGTGCTCTGGACATATAATACATACTTTAGTATGACTATTAATATAATTAACTTTTGAATAATCATATTTATTTCCATGCACTTTTCTTGCTTTTTCAATAAAAGTTTCAGTGGTTAATTTTCTACCCATAAATAAAAAATAAAAGGAAAATCATACAGTGGCTAAATTAAGGGAGGGTCCACTATATGAAATTCCCATATTATATTCCTTATTATTTAATAACAGCCCCTTAACTCTGTATTAAATATATATTTATAAATAGTTTTTAATTATAACAAAAATACAAATTATTCTTCTTTTTTCCAAATATAACATAAACATCCACAGTCATATATTCTATACCATCTTTTTGAAAGACAGAATTCATGTTCTGACATGTTTTTAGAACATCCATATTTTTCAATAAGTATATTTTTTCTAAAATTAAATCTATATACTCTTTTATTATTAACTATATAATAATAATTTGGTTTTGATTCATTATATTTGTAAAAACCTAATTTTTCGTAAAGTTTTCCTTGTGACCATCTTCTATCTGCATAAGAAATAATTTCTTGTGGATTATATGTCTTAATAAAATATTTTAATAATTTACTTGCTCCACCTATAACACTTGTATTAAGTTTATTACAAAATCTAAGAAGTTCCCAATCAGTTTTTCCATTTCCAATAAAATGTCTTGATTTACCAAAAGTCATTAGTGAAACCAATTCATTATTATAGTATAAACCTAATTTAACTGAAGAACCACATTTTCCTTGTATATGATTATTATCAAGAAAAATTGATGCTTCTTTGGGATTAACTTCTTTTATAGTACATTTTCTTGCATAAATTTTATTTCGTGTTAATTTAAAAATATTGTTAAGCATTGACTTAATAATATTTTGTTTGTATAACCATTCATCTTCAAATATATGAATTAATCTAATACCATTATTTTCACATTCAATAGTCTTATTAAGATGATAATATTTATCTCTATATATTTCAGAATGCCAATACAACCCATTAAGTTCAATACCTATTTTATAATCTGGTAAATAGATATCTATTTCTCTATTACTTATAACATTTCTAATATTTTTTTTAATTTCAATATTAGGTAAAAGTTCTTGTAAATAAGATAGTATTTCCTTTTCTGGTGTTGAAACAACATTACCACATTTAGGACAGCCTTGTTTTAAATGTATATGATTTGAAGGGTCTTGCCAAAATTCTCCATGTTTAGGGCATATTATACAAACTTTTGTGTTTTCATCAATATAATTTACTTTATCATAATTGTATTTATCTCCATGTACTTTTTTTGCAATATCAATCCATTCATCAGTTGTAAACCTTGTCTTATTAATTGCAGCAATTCTACCACACTTTGGACAACCTTGTTTTCCTTTAATATGATTATTCATTGTTTGATAAAATATACCATGTTCAGGACATATTATTGGATATTTTTCTCTATCATTTTTATATTCAGTAATTAAACTATAATCATATTTATCATTGTGTACTTTTTTACATTTTTCAATAACTTCTTCTATAGTTCTTCTTTTTGAATTTGCTGATTTTATATATCTACATTTAGGACAACCTTCACCACTTTTTAAGTGTGATGGTGTTATTAAAAACTCACCATGTTCATTACCTTCTTTATCCTTTTCATGACAAAAAACAGTGATTTTTTCTCTATTGTTTTTGTAAACCGTTTTTTCAAAACTATAATTTTTACAATGTTCTAATTTTTTTACTTCATTTATAAAATCATTTGTTGAATATCTAAACTTTCCAGAACATTTAGGACAACCTTGTTTTGAATGTATGTGTTTATTAAAACATTTATAAAACACACCATGCTCAGGACATATTATTGGATATTTTTCTCTATCATTTTTATATTCAGTAATTAAACTATAATCATATTTATCACTATGAACTTCTCTTGCTTGTTTTATTCTATCTTCTAATGTTATAATTTTAGGCATGTTTTTTATAATAAATAGTTAATTAAACCAAAAACACCAAAGAATGATTTTATTTTTTAGAAAATATTCTTTTTAATAAATTGCAACCCAGCAATACAAGTTTTTGAATATTCTATATCTTCTTTATAATTTTCCATAAATGTCTTATAAAAGAGTTTTTTAATAGACGTTTTTGCATTTAAAATACCAACAGGTACTCTATCATATTCACCGTTAGCAACCTTTAATGCTGACTCTTTTGTCATTTCTTTCCAATAAATTCCATAAGTATTTGAAAGTGTTTCTATCTTATTTGTATAATACTCTAATTTTGTGTCTTCGTTAATTTCAGTTGGTTTGATTTTTTCTTGTTTGTTATTAAATAATGAATGGTCTTCAGTTATTTCAACTTTCATATCACCATCTGACACTTCATATATACATTTATCAGTTTTATGACGATAAATATATGATGGTTCTACCCATCCTCTTCTACATAGTACTAAATAATTCTTTTTAGAATAATCATATTCCCTACCTAATTCGTCAATCTTAATTTCAGATTCATTAATCAATTCTTCAATTGGCTTAATATTGATTTCTCTTGATTCCTTATATTTAATAAACAATGGTGTATCAGGTGTAAATGAATCACCAACGATAGGTTGATAACCAAGTTTAGCAAAATGGTTAATCATAAGTCTTAATGATTGTCTACCTGTACATGTTGTTCTTTCGGCACATTTAATTGATTTCCAAGGATAAACAGAACCAACGTTTGAACCGTATGCGCCAAAAAATGAGTTACAGAACACCTTTCGAATATTTTGTAATTTATCATATTTTGCAAAGTTTGCAAGTGCTACATGATATTCAAGATTTTCGTCTTCAGTTAAAGTTTCACCTTTATTAATTCTTTTCTCATATTTTTCAACAATTTTGTCAGCCTTTTTCTTTTCAGATTTAAATTTTTCACGTGAAGTTAAGAAATAATTCAAGAATTTAAGAGTAGAGCCTGAAATATCTTTTTCATCTTCAATACCCCAAGTAATAATAATTGATGGATAAAGTGAATTATAGTCAAGTTTAATTACATTTGACACAAATCCAGTACACAAAAGTCTTGATAAACCACCTGTAAATTTTCCTGTGTTTTCAGCATATGGAATTGCTAAATTATTTTCATAACTCCAAGCCATCATAAGTGACTTCCATTGTCCAGCAGTACCCATAGTACAACATTTTTGGAAAGGAAGTGGTAAAGTTTTACAAATGTTAAATGCACTTTGATTAAGTGTTAATTCTACATTATCACATTCCCAAAGGTCATCAAACAAATAACGTTCAACAATATATGTACCATTTACAAGTTCATATCCTTCACGAATATGATTATGTTTTTTAAGAATAAATTTATCAATAATACTTTTTTCTTTTTCTATTTTTTCTTTTGCTTCAACATAATTAGGGTCATATATATACCAATCACCATTATCATTGTTAAACGCATAGTGTTTTTCTTTGTCAATTAATGTTTTATCAATAATATCCCCAGGAACATATACACGATTTTTCTTAGCCAATTCCAAATATTTTGTTGAATATTTCAAATCAGCCTTTAAGAAGTTACTATCGGTTGCTTGTGCTCTTCTAACAGCATGTAATGAATCAGTAATAACTAAACCAGGTACAATTGTTTGATGAAAAGTTTCAACTTCACCGCCTAATTTAAGGCATGTTTCACGTTTATTTTTATATATAGAAGCACCTTTAAAATATGGTTTACTCATTTCTTCAATAGATGTTCCCAATTGATTACATCTTTCAATAATAAATGACCAGTCAAAGTTTTCACCATTATGTGCTGTTATAATATCAGGCTTAACAGTATAGATAATTCTAAACATTGTATCTATTACTTTAAGTTCTGAAGCATCAAGTTCTTCTTTAGTATTTCCTTCTACTCTAAATATTTTTTCAAACTTTTTATATTTAACACCGTTAATAGTAATTCCTCTATTAAGTCTAATACCATTAAGTTTAATTCTATCTTTTTTAGGGTCAAGACCTTCAGTTTCCAAGTCAAATATCATTCTAAGAAGTTGGTTATAATCATCATAACCCTTAAAGAATCTTTTACCTGTTGAAATTAGATATTGTTCCTGTGGTGTTATAGCAATGTAAGGTCTATCCATACGTTTTGAAACCTTATCATTTTTATCTTGATAAATTGGGAAATCCGCTTTTTTAAAGAAATCAAGAAATGTTGAATAACTCATAGGTTCAAGTGCATAAAACATGTACCTATATCCATCACGCATTTCTTCACATTCAACACCATTATTATCTTTAATTGATAATTCCTTAACAGCAATATTATATCTTTTCATTAATGATTTTAATGCAACTCTATCACCTTTACATAATGATAAACATGCATTAAGTCTTGCCCACACAAATGGATAGAAAGGTTGCATTGACATACACTTTCTATCTTTATCATCTCTATAATATAGTTTTATAAAACTATCTTTATAGTTATATTCAATATTTACAATTCTTTCCTGTGAGTCATGACCATTTAAGAAAGTTTCAATTACTTCTTCTGTTATAGGTTTACGTAATTCTTCCATTAAAATTATACTTTTTTACAAAAATACTAAAATAAAAAAAAATAATCAACTATAATGTTGATTATTCATAATAATAAACACCGTCTTTCATTAATATGTATCCTTTATTAATATCAACTTTATCATAATCAGGAAATAGTTCACAAACAGTTTCTATGGATATTGAACTATCTTCTGTTGTTAGTTCATATTCCATTAAATTCCAACCATCTTTGTTTATTGCTACAGGATAACATTCAACACTTAAAGTATCCATTTCATCATTTTCATTTATTTTGATAAAATCATCATAATTAGCCATAACGTTAAAGTATTTTATATGACAAATATACATATTTTTTTAAATTAAAACAACTATTTATATAAAAATATTATTTTATATGGCAAACCCTTTTTGGAAATATAAACAAGCACAAAATCAAGTGTTTAATCCTAACACTTCAAATACTCAACAAAGTAGTGCAGCACAAAAATATAAAAATCCAAAGAACGAGAAAATTGTTGTGACTGTACAACCAGGAAAAATAGATTTAAAAACAAAACAACCTTACAATTTATTAAATCTATATAATATTGATGTTGATTCAGCAAAAGAAATTGTTACACGGTTAACTGATGTTACTAAACAAAGAAACACTTTAAAAGCCTGGATAGACAAGACAGAACCTACACATGTTTGTATTTCTGTTTTACAAGATAATGTTGATAATTGGCTTGATGGTGGAGACCTTAACGCTATTCAATCAATATTATTAAAATCAGGTAAATATGATAACAATGAGATAATGCAATTAGAAGATAAAATTGCAACAGGTTTTGTTGGTCAAAATAAAGAAAAGTTAAAACAAATTGGTAATGAAGCAATGGAAAATTCATTAACAATGTGGCAAAGATATCTTTCAAAAATTAATGACCCTGTTGAAAGAAAACAAATTGAACTTTATTCACGTGTTTTTAAAGAATTTAAATATGTAGATGAAAATGGTGTTGAAAGAAATCTTGGTAATGTATTAAGTGCAAAAAATGCGGCTTTTATTAGAAGTAATTATCCTGATGCTACATTTGTCCTCGGACAAACTATTTGGAGAGATGTTTTTGGTAGAGGTATAAAAAGAGGTGCTAAACCAATTCCATATTTTATGATGAATACTGTTGGAAAAGGTGATAAACAAAGTTTTGAAAAAGCACAAATTGCTAATGGATGGGGAGATAAGAAAAAAAATGAAATACCAAATGGTGCTCTTAATCAAATTAGAATGGATGCTGAAGAAAAAGGTGAAGGATATCATATGGTATATGGATATGATGTAAAAGATACATATCTTTTATCTGGTGCAAAAGAAGATACATTTAATACACAAGAAGGATTATTAAATAATCTTACAGGTGAATTAAATGCTGTTGCTAAACAAAAATTCAAACTAAATGATAAAGAAAAAACGCCAATTGAAGGCGAAGACGAAATGAAAGCACGTACTGAAAAAGCTTGTATGTGGGCAGAACAAAATTTACCTCAAAGTGGTTATACCATTCATTCATCACATCAAGATGCCAGTAATAAACTTGCTGATTATGTCTTTTCTTATTGTAAAGAAAATGCAACTAAAAAAGCAAGAGTATTATCAGAAACAAATGTTAATACATATGCTGAAAATGCAACCAAAATCACTTTAATTTTAACTAATTTAGCACTTGATTCATTAAATAGATTCAATACAACGTATGAATATACAAAATCTGAAGCTAAAGCATTAATGTCAATTGTCTGGGGTATTGCTTCAGAACTTGAAAAAAATGCTGTTTTAACAGAAGGTTTATTTTCTTGGTTACAAAATAAAGCAGAATTTGTTAAACGTTTCATTAAAATTTTAAAAAGCATTGGATGTTCTATAAAAAAAGACGATAATACACTTAATAATCAACAACAATTATCTTCTAATAATATAGAAACAGTGAAAGATAACTTTAACGAAGTATTTAATAGAATTAATAGAGATTATTTTACTTATGATAACGGAACAAGAAATTAATAACATTATTAATTTAATGTTTGAAGGTATTGGTGATAATAAATTAAATGTTAGAAAAGAACCAATAACACCTGAAAGAATATATAACGGTGTAACATTATATCATAGACCAAAAGATGCAACTGTTACTGTTGGTGGAAAAACCATGAAAGTAATAGATAGTATTTTCACATATGGCTTTAATCGTGAATTTACAAGTAGTAATGGTGGTAACATGTATGGTCCTGGTGTTTACACAGTATATAATTTAAGAAGTAGTAACGAAAAAGCAAAAGGTTATGGAAGTGCTATTATTAAATTAAAGTTATTAAATGGTTATCAAGATTTTTTAATATTTTCAGAACAAATAGCACAAAAAGTATACGAAAAAAATTGGAGAATTGAAGACCAGGTAAATAAAATTTTTCCACATAATATTGCCAATAGAATATTACATCAAATATATTTAATTATGCATGATGATACTTGTTCATTTAAAGATATGGCAAAATCATCTGAATCAGCATATAAAATTGTTACATTACTTGGTGAAGCAGGTATGAATGATTCTAAATGTAGAGGTATTGTTTACAATGGTGGTCATGATGGAGGTTGTTGTTTTATAAGAGATTTTTCTTCAGTAGTTCCTATTGAAGTATCTTATGATAATGGTAGAACTTGGAAAAATAGATTAAATCAAAATTTAATTAACTGGATTAACTCTGAAGTAGATACACATTTTCAATTTGATAGCAATAAAGAATTTAAAGAAGTGTCTAAAAAAGCTATTAATGGTTTTACAATGGTTTGGAATAAAAATGGAAAAGTTAATTATATTCCTGTTAATTCCAATGAACCTATATCAAATGTTTGGTTTGATGATGGTAGTAACTGGGAAAATAAAAATGGTGTATTATATGCTGTTGTAGAATATGCAGGAAATACACTTAACATAACTTATGAAGACAATCAATATATGGTTTATACCGAATTCTGGGAACCACTTGATTGTACCATTGAAGAATTACCTGATTTAATAAATGGATAATATGAAATTTACTGAAAAAGATATAAAATATATGGTAACTGAAAGTGTTAGGAAAATACTTTCAGAGGGACAAACATTAATAGATAATTTTGACATGGCATCAAAACTTCTTGATGTTCAGACACCTGATGATTTTCATTTTGTTCAGATTATTAAACGTTTTAAAGATAATCCAAACGATGATAAAACAAAAGGAAATTATCATGGCGGTGCTTGGTATCTTGGAGGTTTTAGAGTACATAATTCACAGGAATTAAATTCATTAAAACCGCAAATTATTTCTATATGTAATCAAAATAATGCAAGAGCATATATGACAATTAATAAACGTTCAGATAAAGAAACTGATAGTTATATTAAAGTTTATAGAAGTAAACTTAACCCAAATGATGCAAGATATAAATATGCAGACCAAATAGTACCTGGTCAAGCAAAAACAGGTGATAATTGGAAAGGTATTAGAAAAAGACTTATTATTGACATTGATGTTCCTAAAGATGCAGTTGATAATAGAGGTGTTAATATATGGAATGCAGTACATTTTCTTATACAAAACTTTGGAATTCAACCTATAGGTGAATATGTTACTTCAAGTGGTGGTTTACATATTATTCTTCCAGATAAAGAAGACCAACAATTCTTAAGAATGAAAAGAATATTTAAAAATTTTGATGACGGAATAGATAAGGGAAGATTAGCAACAGTTCATCCAAATGAAGATGCTAAAATAATTCTCTATTCAAATGTTAAAACTAAAGGATATTAAAAAGGTGAGATATTAATCTCACCTTTTAATTTATTATATTAATATTTTTATTCATCAAAAATTTTTAAATCTTCTTCAAATATTTCATCACGTACTCTTGTTAAAATTTTACCGAGTAAATTTTTTCCTTTCCAATTAATTTTATTAAAAATTCTATAATCGTCAAATTTAATCCCAACTCCCCATATTTTGTCATATGGACTACCTTCAACAAAAATAGCATTAGGATATTCTTTTATACAATAATTACAAAGTCCGTCTTGTTCAAATTTTGCTTTAACTGCTTTATACATTATTTCTTCTTTAACCTTATCCCATTTTTCTTCAGAAAAGTTTTTAACTTCTCTACCAAGTTGTTTCACATCTCTAGGATTATCAAGTTTAAGAATTTTTTCCGCAGTTTCAGTATCATTGAATGTTATTGCTTTTTGATACATGAAATATTTTTCAGTTGTAGTCCAGTATCTTCCATCAAGATAAAATCTCGTTTTAAAAAAGTTAGAAAAAACACTACCCCAAAAAGTTATATAAGTACCGTCATAAATAACTCCTTCAAATGCTTTCTTAACAAGTTTTAAAAAATCTTCAGAAATTTTACATTCCTGAGAACCATTTTTAATTAATTCTTCAAAACTTTCTTTTTTCATTATCTACAATAAATTTTACGAGTTAAAATTAAGCCATTTGAATCAAAAAGTTCATACATTTGTGCAGGTTCTTCATATGAAAACCCATTACTAAGTGAAAAAGCATTAAATCCAATAATTGAACCATTAACAGTTGCATTTGGAATTGAAGTACAACTATGAAAATGTCCTATATAAATCTTATCTTGGTGGAAATTTTTATCAAGTTTAAGACTAAGACGGTTTAAAGCTGGATAAATTCCACATACTGTTCCTGTACCACTTCCTTTAATTTGGAATCCGTGCATAAACATATAACGTTTACCATCACTTGTATTAAGTATTGCCATTTCACTATTAGGTATTTCTACCTCAATAGGAAGTTTTGATAATTGAATTTCTTTTTCAACGTTTTTATACATAAGCCATTCATATGACATTACATGTCCATTAGCATGTTGTATTTTTTTTGTTGTTCTGCTATGATTACCAACAATTCCAATAAACTTAATATGTTTAACAGTACTATTTTTAACAATATATTCAAGACCTGAATATAAAAGACTTTGTGCTTTAAATGTTGCTTCAAGTGGTGTTAAACTATTATTTTGTGCTAATTCTTCATGTATATAGCCACTTATGGTATCACCAAGTGAGGCAAAAACAAGATTTTCAACTTTATCTTCATTAAGTGCTTTTACAAGATTAACAAAATATTTTTGTATTCTTTCTTCAGCAATTTCAATATTGTATTCATTAAGACCAAGAACCGTATCTGATTTTACTGTTTCTTCAATATGTGCATCAGAGAAAAGTGTAATTGCATATTTAGAACCACCTTCTTCTACTTCTACATTAAAAGAATATTTTTCAAATGGAAGTTCTGAAATATTTTTTGAAGTAATAAAATCCTTATAATCGTCAGAATTAACAATTGCTTCTATTTTCTTCTGTTCTTCTGTTTTAGGTACAGCACTTACTGTTTCTTTTTTTGTATCATTAAAATAATTAACATCTTTAAGTTTATATGTAACACCTTCTTTAACATAAGGTAAACCTTTCCTTAATTTTTTAAGAATAGAAGATTTACTAACATTAAGTTCTTTTGCTAATTTCCTAACACTAGAATATTCATTACCATTATCATCAATAACAATATTACTAACGTTTGGTTTTAAAAATTCATTCATAAATTTAAATTTAAAAAAATTATTTTTGACAAAAATACAAATAAAAAAAGTAAAAAACAAGATTTAACAGTTTTAATCTAGTTTAATACCACATTTATCTAATATATTTTTAACTTTTTCATAATCATCACCGAAATGTAATGTACATCTACCACATTCAGGATATTCTTCTAATAATGAAATATCAATCCAAGAGAGTGCTACTATTTTATTAACAGCATATTCCATAGAATAACATGAAGTTTCCTCAATTGTCATAAACTTGTATGGTGAAAAAATTCTAATAACTTTTGAATATGTTGATTTATCAGGAGTTAAATCATCAAGTGTATTAGGAACATTTACATCCCAATCAACACCCCATACAACGTCAGGTACTTCACTAAAATATAAATCATATTCATTAAACCTATTTACTGGTTTTACATAGACAAGAAACAATTCTTGATTATCCATTATCTTCTATTTTATTTTTTCTTATTTTATAAATAGTAACTTCATTGATAGTTTCTATTTCTTTTTGCTCATTTTCATTAAATTTTACAATTTTTTCAATCTCATCACCAAATAAAACAATTCTAATTGGATAAGCATGTTTATAAGAATAAATATCTATAATATGTCCCCTTAGTGTATATTCACCTTCTTTTGAAATATAGTCAATTCTTTTATATCCAGAATTAAATAAAATATTATTTATTTCATTATAAGAAATTTTTTCATTAACACTTAAAGTTAATAACTCTTCATATTCATCAAGTTCTAGATTAAAAAAATCAGTTGGTTCAGATTCATTAACAGGTTCTTCTTCATCAGTATTTATTTCTTCGATAAGATTATCAATAATTGTTTCATCACCTATTTGTTTATCTGAAACTTCCATAAAAGTATAACCACACTTTTCAAGTTTTTCTTTTACTATATCATATTCTTCACCAAAATCAAAATATAACGGTTTTGAATCACAGTATATTGTATTTTCTTCACTTAATTCAGTAAACCCTAAAGAAATAATTCCATCAAAAGCATCTTGCATTGAAAAACAACTATTCCTTTTTGCTAAATTAATTTTTTTATCAAATTCAACTTTACATGAACGACTAATTGTATTTTCTTCTGGTTGTAAATCAGGTACTATAATTGCAGGGGAAATATTAAAATAATCTCCCCAAACAGTATCAGTATCATCAGTAAAATCAAATCTATATAAAAATTTTTCAGAATCTAAATTTTTACCAATGTAATCAATAAATGCCAAATATTTTTTATTCATTTATACTTTATTCATCATCATTATTTTTTAAAACTTGAATATCAACATATTTAGTAAAACATTTCATTTTTTCTTCTTCTGTATAAGGTAAATTATTTGGAAGATGTTTATTAATAAGATTAATAAATTCAGAAACTTTATTTATAAAAGTACTTTCTTCAACTGAAACTATTTGTTCAGTATTAATTTTAACTAAATTAAAACAATCTCCATATCCAGTTCTTTCACATATTTTCTTATATATTTCAAACGTGGATTCTTTTTCAAAATATTCTCTAAGTTCTTTATATTCTTTACTATCTAATGTACTCTTAATTTTTTCTTTTAAAAAATTATGTTTTTGCGCATTTAATTCGTTGTAATAATATTCAATTGAATTAACAAAGTTTTTGTAGGATTCTTCAACAAACTTACTAAAATTTTCTTTTACTTTATAATTATCAACTGCCTTCAAAATCTTTGTAAGACAATTTATATTACTATTAATATTTTTTCTTTGTAGTTTATAGTCTTTTATATAACTTTTAATTCTATTAAAATGAATTTTATTAATTGAATGTATCTCTTTTAATAACCAAAAAATGTTTTTTTCTTTTTTCACTTTTTCGAGACGTGTAATCTCTTGTTCAAACTGATTCATAATTATTATTTTATTTTAAAACCTTCTTCTGAAATTGAATTTGTAAAATAGTTTTCAGTATTATTTTTCGTTTTCTTTCTTTATTATTTGATTAATTACAAGTTCTTTTCTTAATACAGTATCCCACATTTTTTCATATTGAGTGTCTTTAAAAAACTGATAATAGATAAAAACATCTCTTTTTTGCCCTATACGATATACACGGTCTTCTGCCTGACGGTTGATACCAGGAACAAATGAAAAATTATTAAAAATTACTAGTCTTGAAACCGTAAGATTTAATCCAACACCAATAGAATCAATATTTCCAATGATGACTTTAACTTCAGGATTATTCATAAATTCATTTTTAGCATAGTCTTTTTCTTTGGAAGACATTTTACCGTTATAAATTACACATTTATTTGAATAATAATCCCTTAACGTATATAATTCTTCATCATAACAGCAAATTATTATAACTTTTTCATTTTTTTCAAGACATCTATTAACAAACTTAATAGTATGTGGGACCATCTTATTAGAAAGATATTTTCGATATAAACCACCTTCTAAAAGTTCTTTATTAAGTTCTTTATTAGGGTTTTCTTCTAATTTTTCACGTTCATATTCTTCCCAAAGCCTATCATATTCTTGTTTTTCTTCATCAGAAAGTAAATAAATTCTTTCAAGAACATGTTTTTCAGGTAATTCGTTAAAATCTTCCTTTGTTCTACGCAAATAAAATTGTTTAGTACGTTCTTTCAACTCATCAAGATTACTTGCTCCTTTTGGTATCCATCTGAATTTAACCTTTCTTGAAAGTTCTTCATTTAAAAGTTTCTTTTCAGTATCAGTTAAGTCATACCAACTATTCTTTTTACAATTTTTAACAAATTCATTGGTAATCCTTTTCTTTTTTTCTTTTTCTTCTTCATTTATTGGCATTTTAAATCCTTCACAATAATGTTCTATATAATATTGCCAATCGTTAGTTATATCACAATCAATAAGATAAAGTAAATTATAATAGTTTTGTGGATTATTTGTTATTGGTGTGCCTGTTGCAAAATAAACACTATCAGGTTTTCCTTTATGAATAAGACTATTAATAATTTTATATTGTTGAGACTTCATGTTTGAAAGATTATGTGCTTCATCAACAATAATTAAACTTTTTTTACCTGATATAAATTGTAATAAAGGACTTTGATTATAGGCTTCTTCTATATCAACTTTTTTTCTTGATTTTGGAAATTTAAAAAATTCATCAAGTATATCATAGTTTACAATAACAAACCTATTTTCATTCCATTTCCCTCTCTTTTTAGCTTCTTCTTGAAGTTCAGGTATTGTTTTTCCTGATTTACCAATACTATAACCAAGATATCTTTCTAATTCATTCTTTTTCATACCAGTAAAACCACCAATTATTGATATTTCTCGTGCAGGTACAAAATAAATAAGTTCTTCAAACCAATTTGATTTTAATGAAGCTGGACATATTACAAGAACACAATCAAAATTTCCTTCAATTGCAGCAACTGTTAGTGACATCGTTTTACCCAAGCCCATGTCATCGGCTAAAACACATTTTTTTCTTGCAAGTAAAAATTGTACAGCCTCTTTCTGATGTGGTTTAATAAATCTTGGTTCTTTATCAGGTCTTCTTGTCTGTGACAGTTTATTATATCTATCAAAGTCAACTTTTATATTATGAAAATCTTCAGTAATAAAATCAGTCATTACACCCTTCTTATTAAGAAAGGCGTAAATATAATCCATATTTTGACGATATTTTATTAAACAATGATAAGTGGTTTCAGTTTCACCTAATAGATACTTAATTTTAAGAATTTTTGGTAAGAAATCAATTTCCCAATCGTTTTGTAATTTTTCTCCGTACCATTGAGTTATTTTAACGTTTTTATTGATAAGTTTAGGCTCTTTATCATAATTTTTTAAGATATATTCAGTATTGAAGTCGTTTAAACTTGTCTTTCCATTAAAAAAATCTTTCTTTAAGTTAAGTAAATATGGGTTATTTCCACTATACTTTTCTAATAAATCAATCGCATTTTTTTTATCTTCTACATTGATTCCCATTAATAAAAATTTCTTATACAAAGATACAAAAATCTGGATAAAAAATCAAGATAAAAATTTTCTCTTATAGTTAATAATAATTATTATTAATTATATTATAATATATATTATAAAATATATACTAGAAAATAAATAATAATTAGCTCAATATATATTTTATTTATTTTAAAAATATTTATATATACAGTACTATTAATTAACTGAACGGAAATGAAAAACAAAAAACTTATCATAAACGAAAACCAATATAATTTTTTGATTAATGAAATGGCTTATCCAACTTGGTTCAACATGGACGAGTTTAAAAAACTGACTTCATTTGCTCAAAGAGTTAAATATTGCAATGAAAAACTTCAACGAATTAGTAGTGGAAGTGCTCGTATTGTTTATAAAATTGATGACGAAAAAGTACTAAAATTAGCGAAAAATAGAAAAGGAATTGCTCAAAATGAAGTTGAAGCTGGTGACTATTATTTAAGACAAATTGGTTGCTTCGCTAATATATATGATTTTGATGATAATTATTTATGGATTGAAATGCAGTTAGTAAGAAAAGTTAAAAAATCTGATTTTAAACGCCTTACAGGATATGATTTCGAAACTATGTGTGCTTGGATAAGATATAATGCAAATAGATATAATAGATATATTAATTGTTCTTCTGAATATCAAAAGTTTTTTGAAAGTGAACAATGGTTAGAATTTATTGATGATTATGATAATATATTTAATCAATTAAGTGAATATTTAGGTAATTATCAATTAAATACTATTGGAGATTTAACAAGGCTTTCTTCATGGGGTATAGTGACAGAAGATGGTAAAGAAAGATTATGTATTATTGATTTTGGATTAAATGATGATGTTTATGATGATTATTATAAATCAAAAAGATTAAATTGGTAAGAGTATGGCTATTACATTTGATACAACAAATATTAGACGTAAAAATCCTATTAAAAGAAACAGTAAATTTTTTGGTGGTGAAGATTATGATTTAGAAATGGAATTTGCTACTGAATACATGGAACAGGATGCTAATCAAACAATAGTTCTTTATCAAGTAGATTATGAAAAAACAAAAGTTAATGATGTTTATAATGAAGCAGAACATGGAAATATAAGATTTAAGACACCAATAGAACTTACTGTTATTTATGATTTACAAGATAGTGAGACAAAGGCATATAGAGAAAATATTAGTAAGGGAATCTATGTCAAGCCTGGTAAACTGGTTTTCAGTATTTTACTTAAAGAACTTGAAGAAAATAAATGTGATATAAATCGTGGAGATTATATAAGAATTGATATTTCAGAAGATACATGTTATTATTGGACTGTTGCAAATGATGGTAAAATACAAAGTTTTTCTAATAAAAATACAATATATGGTACAAAACCATATTTTAGAACAATTGAATGTTCACCTGTAGAAAAAAATGAGTTTAATGGATAAAACTAAATGAAAAAGTTAACAAAAGAAGAGTTTGTATTAAAAGCTAAGAAAATTCACGGTAACAAGTATGATTATTCTAAAGTTGAGTATAAGAATAGTCAGACAAAAGTATGTATTATCTGTCCTGAACATGGAGAATTTTGGCAAAAACCAAATTTTCATTTGCAAGGTGGTGGATGTAAATATTGTTCACATCAAAGTTATTCATTAACAACGGAACAATTTATTGAAAAGGCAAGGAAAATACATGGTGATAGATATGATTATTCGAAAGTTAATTATATAAATAATAAAACTGTTATTACAATAATTTGTCCAACTCATGGAGAATTTTACATGAGACCTGATAATCATTTACATAATCATGGTTGTCCTTGTTGTAAGAATGAAAAAACACATATAAGATGTAATAAAGGTAAAGAACAATTTATAAAAGATGCAATGAAGGTTCATGGTGATAGATATGATTATTCAAAAGTAAAATACATTGATAATAATACACCTGTTTGTATTATATGTTCTAAGCATGGAGAATTTTGGCAAACACCAATAGCACACATTAACCAAAGGTGTAATTGTCAACAATGTTCAGAAACAAATTTAGAAGAAGATATTTTTATTTTTTTGAAAAATGAGAATATAAATTTTGAGTACAGAAAAAAAGATTTTAAATGGTTAAAAAACAAACGAAATTTAGAAATAGATTTTTATTTACCAGATTATAACGTTGCAATTGAATGTCAGGGAATACAACATTTTCAACCTATTGATTTTTTTGGTGGTGAAAAGGCGTTTTCCTCACAAGTAAAAAATGATTTATTAAAGAAAAAACTTTGTGAAGAAAATGGTGTAAATTTGTTTTACTATGGTAAAGATGAATCGTGTGAAATAAAAAAAGTTAATGAAATTTTAAATATAATCAATAGATATGGGAAGTAGAAATTATAAAAACATATTACCACTTAAAGATAAAAGTTTTGGTATTGAAAGAAGACAAAATTTAACAAAAGAGGAATTATCTAATTCTTCTCCACTTCCTAATACTATAACTTATGAAGATATAGATAAAGAGTTTAAAAAATGGGTTGAAGAAGAAATAATTATTATTTCTGATGGAGAAAGAATACCAACATATTCATTATTTTCTAATCAAAGATTTTCAGAGTATTTACAAACATGGGAACATGTAGATGAAAAGAAAAATCCGATTTTAAATTTTAAAACTATAACACGTGAAAGTAATCCACAACAAGGAACTATTAACGGTGAAAGTAAAAATATTCCTGGTGAAAGAACTTATTTAATGAAAAGAGTTGAAGCAAGGGATAAGAATGATAGGAAATATTATATTGAGTATAGAATGAAACAACCATTGGCTGTTGACTTTCTTTATACTGTAAGTATTATGACAAATAATTATAGACTTATTAATGAATTTAATAGAATTATTCAAGATAAGTTTAAATCAATTACTTCATATATTAGAGTTAATGGACACTATGTTTCAATGAATTTAGAAAATATTTCTGATGAATCAAATTATAATATTGATGATAAACAATTTTATTCTCAATCCTGTAATATATTAATAAAGTCTTATATAATTACAGAAGAAGATTTTATCGTAAAAGAAGTACCTTCATTTAAACTTATGGGTTTTGAAGGTGAAGATAGAAAGAAAAGTTATGTTGAAATAGAAGAATTACCATGTCAAGAACCTCAAAATCCTTATTATTATAAACCGTTGGAATTAATAATAAGTTTAGGTAGTTGTGATGAAAAAATAAAATTTAATATTGACACTAATTTTACATTTAAAAAACTAGAAATGGAAAATTGTTTTTATTTTAATTTTAGAATAAATGATGAATTAAAAAAACTTGAAGAGGGATTATTAATACCTGAAAATTCAGAAATTAAAATCAGTAAAGTAAAAAGAAGAAATCCTGAAAAATGTGCTATTATTAAATTATTTGGTGTTGAAAAAGATTTTGTTTATGATGAAAGAAAAAATAATGAAGAATTATTAATTAATCAAAAACAAATAAATGAAATTCATGAAATTTCATATGAAGGAACAACTTGTTAAATAAGTTATAATTTTTTATTGAATATAATATTTTTGAGTAAGAAAAACTATTTATAAGAAAATAGTAAATAATAATTAAATAAAATATAGAAAAATTATGATAAGTGATGCAAGAGGTGGTCATGTTTCACCTGGTATTTATACAGAAGAAAAAGATGTTACTTATTCAGTTAAAAGTCTTGGTATTACAAGTCTTGGTCTTGTTGGTGAAACATTGAAAGGACCTGCTTTTCAAAATATTCCAGTAAAAGATTGGACAGAATATACTGAATATTTTGGTGGTACTTCTACTGAAAAATACATTGGTACAGGCCTTCCTAAATATGAGTTACCTTATGTTGCTAAAGAATATCTTGAAGAATCAGATAACCTTAATGTTGTTCGTGTTCTTGGTATTTCTGGTTTTGAAATGAGTAAATCATATACCATTCAAGCAACGGCTGGTGATAAAAAAATTCCAGTAGTTGTTCTTCGTTCAAAAGGCGATTATAATGGTAAAACTGAAGAAGTTATCTGTGAAGGTGCAGAACAAGAAAAATTCAGACAGTTTATTGATACTATAACTATTGAGTCATATAAAGGTAGTGAATATGATAGTAACTGTGTTGTAACAGGAACTGAATATGAACTTCCATTAACAGGTGAAGTAACTGTTTTAGAAGGCGGTTATAAAGAAATTACATCAACAGATTCTTCTGGTGTTACAAGAGAAATCGGAAGATTTACTCTTACTGTTAAAATGATAGATGAAGATAATCCTTATGGAAAAGGTGAAGAATATAAATATAATGTTTCAATCCATCCTGAAGATAGAGAATATGTTTATAAAGTGTTTAGTGTAGACCCACTTATTGGTTCAGCACCTGTGTTTATAGATGCTGTATATGATTTTGCTTATAATGATTTAGTTCAGAGTCTAGAATCAGGTGAGACTTTAACATTCAGTATGGTATCTGATAGTGGTAATGTTGATAATGGTGAAGTAAGTGCAACAACTAGTGGTGATACATTAATACTTAATCCTAAATATGAAAATTATACTGACTATTTAGAAACTTATAGATGTGCAATGACTCCTTGGATTGTTTCTGAAGTTAAATCTGCAACACTTGAAGCAATGAATATTAAGAAACTTTTCAGATTCTATACAATTTCTGATGGTAATGCAGCTAACTATCAAGTTAAGATTTCTATTCAGAAGATTCGTCCAGAAGAAGGATTATTTGATATTTGGGTACGTGATTTCTATGACACTGATACTGTACCTGTAGTTCTTGAAAGATATACTAACGTTTCAATGGTTGAAGGTTCAAAGAATTATATCGGTCTTAAGATTGGTACTTTTGATGGTGAATATGAAGTAAAATCTAAATATATTACAGTAGAAGTATCTAAAGAAGAAGGTGTAGAATCTTGTGTTCCTTGTGGATTCCTTGGCTATCCTGTTCCTACATATGGTTCAGGTAAACTTGAAATGGGTTATAATACATTATTAGATGCTACAATTAAACCTAAAAGACAGTATTTTGGATTAAATAGAAATGTTCTTGACGAAGATGTTCTTAATTATAAAGGTAAATGGAACTATGTTTTTGAACCAGGTGAAACACCTGAAAAATTAACAAACGGTTTCCACCTTGATGCTATTTTAACAGAAAATTCAGGTGCAACAACATATGTTGATAGTATGTCAGGATTTACATTTACAACTGTTAAATCTCTTCAAATTAAAGGTAAACAAATGAGATTACCAAGAATATTAACTGAAGCATATATGGAAGATACAATTTATGCTGATATTAATACTCGTAAATTTACTGTTTACCCTTATGGTGGTTTTGATGGATGGGATATTTATAGAGAAAGTAGAACAAATACTGATAAATATAAAGCAACAAAATATGATATTGTAAAAGATTGTCCATTTAAGTATGTTGTAAATGATAATCCACTTGACCCAACAATCAATCTTGGTTTAAATCCTACTGCAATAACTTCTGACTATTATGCATATCTTGCAGGTTATAATCAATTTGCAAATCCAGAAGATATTGATATTAATTTGTTTGCTACACCTGGTATTTCATTTAGAAATAATGTTTTACTTGTTGAAGATGCACTTGATGTAATTGAAGATTCAGAAGACGGACGTGGTGGTGATGCTCTTTATGTTATCAATGCTCCTAAAGATGGTGTTGCTGAAGAAATAGTTGATAATCTTAATGATTCTGAAATTGATAGTTCATATGCAGCAACTTATTGGCCTTGGGTTAAATATTTCGATGCTTCAGCAAATAAATATATTATGCTTCCTCCAACAAAAGACGTTTTACGTAATATGGCTTGGACAGATAATCATATGAATCCTTGGTTTGCACCCGCTGGTACAACTCGTGGTAAAATGAATGTGACTAAAGCTGAACAAAAAACAAAGTTACTTGACGAAGATGTACTTTATTCAAATAGAATTAATCCTATTAAGACATTTGCTAAAGACGGTGTCCTTGTTTGGGGTAACAAAACTCTCTATAGTAAAGATACACCACTTAATAGAATTAATGTAAGAAGACTTATGATTCGTGTTAAGAAACTTGTTATAGAAGCTTCAAGACATATGATATTCGACCAAATGGATAACTCTCTTGAAAAACAATTCCGTTCACTTGTTGAACCTATCCTTTCAGATGTTAAATCTAAAAGAGGTATCATTGATTATAGAATCATGACAGAAAGTACTCCTGAAACAAGAGACCAACACATACTTCCTGCAAGAATCTTAATCAAACCTATGCAAGCACTTGAATATATTTCAATTAGTTTTGTTGTATATCCAGAGAGTGTTCAATTTGATGAAAATTAATATTTCTTAAATAATAGTTAAAAAGTCAGTGATTTTCTCACTGACTTTTTTTGTTTTTTATTTAAAATTTTTGTAATTTTGTAAAAAATTATTTACTTTTTGATAATATTTATATAAAACGATGTAGGTATGAGAAAACTAACAACAGAAGAATTTATTGAAAAAGCAAGACAAGTTCATGGAAATAAATATGATTATTCTAAAGTTGAATATAAAAAAGCACAGGAGAAAGTTTGTATCATATGTCCTGAACATGGTGAATTTTGGCAAAAACCATATAATCACTTAAATGGTAATAATTGTCCTGAATGTGTTAGAAACATTTGGACAACAGAAAAGTTTATTGAAAAAGCAAGAGAGGTTCATGGAGATAAGTATGATTATTCAAAAGTTGAATTTAATGGTGTTAGAAATAAAGTTTGTATTATATCTCATAGTTTAGATAGATATGGTAAAGAAATTGGAGAATTTTGGCAATTACCATTAGAACATTTAGAAGGGCATGGATGTGAAAGAGAAAGAAGGGGATTAAAAGAAAATTGTTGGGAAACAAGAGTATGTCCTGTTTGCGGAAATGAATTTAAGGTTAGAAAAAAAAATAAAAAAATAACTTGTTCTGAAGAATGTAGATTTGAATATTATAAATTACATAAAGATGAAATAAAAGAGAAAAAAAATAAATCTTTACAAAAAACATTATTAAAAAAAGATAAAAAAGATATTGAAAATAGTCGTAAAAAAGCAAAAGAAACTTGTTTAAAACGTTATGGAAAAGAAAATTTTTCTCAAACAATTGAAGGTAGAAAGATTTCTTCTGAAAATATGAAGCATAATAAACATATATGGGATGAAAAATATAAAAATGAAGTTCTTATTCCAAAATATAGAAAGATATGTGAAGATGATAATTTAGAATTATTAGAGTTTAGAAATAGGTTTGACTGTGATGTTAAATGTAAAAAATGTGGAAATGAATTTAACGTAAAAGTTTTAGGTTATTTAACTGATACAACAAATAAGAATTTATGTAGAGTTTGTCATCCTATAGAACCTATTGTTGGACCAACTAATTTTGAAATAGAATTTTGTAATTTTTTAAACGATTTAGGAATAAATTATATAAAGAATTGTCGTTCAATCATAAAACCAAATGAAATTGATTTTTATTTGTCTGACTACAATGTAGGTATTGAACTAGATGGCTTATATTGGCATAATGAAATATATAAACATGAAAATTATCATTTAGATAAAACAGAAAGGTGTTTAGAAAAAGGTATACAATTAATACATATATTTGAAGATGAATGGTTATATAAACAAGATATTGTCAAATCCAGAATTAAAAACATAATTGGTTTATCTGAAAATAAAATTTATGCTAGAAGATGTGATGTTAAATTAGTTGATAAGAAAATAGCAAGAGATTTTATTGAAAAGAACCATATTCAAAGTAATACAATTTTTAAATATGCTTATGGTCTATATTATAATAATGAATTGGTTTCAATAATGACATTTGGCAAACTACGTAAAAACTTAGGTAATAAATCAAAAGAAGGTTGTTATGAATTAATTAGATTTTGTAATAAACTTAATACAAATGTGGTTGGTGGTGCTAGTAAACTATTAAAACATTTTATTAATAATCATAAACCTGTTCAAATTATTTCATATGCTGACAGAAGATGGAGTAACGGTAATATGTATGAAAAACTTGGGTTTACATGGGTACATGATTCTCAACCAAACTATTTTTATATAATTGGTAATAAAAGATATAATAGATTTGCATTTAGAAAGAATATACTTGTGGAAAAATATAATTGTCCTGAAAATGTTACTGAAAGAGATTTTTGTATATCTCAACATTGGTATAGAATTTATGATTGTGGGACAAAGGTTTATCAAATGAGTTTTTAAAAATTTATAGTGATTTGTTTATAAATATTATGAAAATGGATTTTGAAAAACATTTCTTTTACAAGAAAGTGTGAGTAGTCATATCTATTTCCATGTTTTTTCTTGCAGCTGCAATAAACTCATCTTTACCATAATGCCTTGCCATCTCGTTAATAGTGTGTTTTACACAATTCTCAACGAGATAGTATAAGTCTTGTTCTGTAAGCCTAATCTTCATCTTCTTCAGAACGATAGGTACTAAATGCACGTCTCTTTGTAACAGGGTCTGATTGGTAAAGTGGTTCTTTTTGAAGTTGTGCCATACCATTTTTATCTGGTTTCACATATGCTTCAACACCAATATATGCAGAACGTCCCAATTTTTCCGTTTCAATATTCATTCTATACCCTGTTACCATTGACATGGTGTCAAACATTTTACCAACAACTACAGCTCCTTGTAAAGTTTTTATATAACCTCCATTTCCATATGCATCAATATTAATATCAAATTTCATGGTTCTATAAGATTTTTCTTCATAACTACCATACATTTCATTGTAGTTGTCTATATCTTCATTAACTTGAACATGAACACCTTCCAACCCCTTTTTTTGTAATGCATAATCAATTCGTTGAGCTATGGCTTCACCATACTTTTCTATGGAATCATTTTCCATTTTTGATGTAACTGTTGGTTTAGTAGCACCATATCTATCAACATATGCATCACTATAAGGAACTGGATATACATCTGTATCTGTCTGTGTCCCACGAACAGCAACTGAACTTTCCTTTAAGATTCTTTTTACTGACTCAGATACAATTTTACGAAGTTTATCTTCACTGAGTTTTACTATATTCTTATCCATATTCTGATTCTTCTATTTTTAGCATTATTATCATATTATAAATAAAGAAGTTTTCTTAAATAAAAACAAGTTTTTACAAAAAAAAGTGGAAAAAATTTCCACTTTTAATTATTTTATATGTGTAATATATTGATAATCAATTAGTAACAAAGAATCGCATAATCCATTTTAAGAGTTCCTGATATAGTAGCAAGACCGTCATCACTATAGTTTAAATCCCCAAAGTCAACAGAGGTGAGGAAAGCATTTTTTAATATCCATTTCTGAACAACAGCACCTGTTGGGTCAAGCATTTCAAGTTCAACATCTCTTTTATAACCAGCTGCATAGCCTTGTCTACCTGTTACTGATTCAGAAGTAAGACGTACCCATTCCATAACAGCCTGTGAAGTTGAAGGACCAATCGGGTCGCGGAATGTAATCTGTATATCATCCCAAGTGTATCTACCGACTACCCAAGTTGAAGTATTCAAAAATTGAATTTCAGTTGCATTTTGATTAATTGAAGGTCTTTTTGCAGATTCAAGAGTCCATTCTTGTATACCAAGGTCAGCAGGAAATCTGAAAACCCATCTATTTTTTCTTAATGGCTCATATGTAAGAGGCATTTTAATAAGTAAGTCACTCATATTTGATTAGTTATATTTGTATATTATTTTTCTATTTTAATTTCTTTTTATATAAATAGTATATTTTGGTTTTTTTTGCTTAATATCTCATATAATCTGATAATTTTTCTTGTTCACCATATGGTGTAGTAACATAAGCAACACCTTGTTCATCGAAATCAATTTCAAGCCAATCAGTAACTTCACCGTCTTGAAATTTTATTCTTGCAGCATCACCACTACGATTAATTTGAATTTCATTTCCGCCATAGTTATTCATTCCTTTATAGCCTTGTGGGGTAAACTCATCAGATTCTTTAAGTATTTTTTTTACACTTTCACTAACAATTTTTTTAAGTGTATTTTCATTAATTTTAATAGTATTTTGTTTCATTTTTTTTGATTCATTAAATACACCATCATTTTTCAATAATTCATCAGAAGCATTTTTCATATCTTCGTCAGTATAATAGTTTGGTATTATTTCTTGTTTTTTAATAGGTTTAATTTCTGAATAATCATTAGAGTTATTTACATATGGTGTTATTTGTAAATATGCACGTATTTTATTAAGGATATATCCACTATTTAAAATGTTTTCTAATTTGTTTCTACTATACATTGTTCCGTAATCAGGTTTAAAACCAACATGATATAAAGCATCATGTAATTGAATAGTAGTAAGGTTATTAAGTGGTAATATTTCCCTAAATTTTTTAATATAATTGTTTAGATATGCATATTTTGCAAAGTTTTCCATTATTTTAAACCGTTCTGTTTATTAATAATTTCTTGTTGCTCTTCTTTTTCGTTTACTGCCTTGTCACAAAGTTGCCAGATACGTTTTAAGTTTTCATACTCAGGTGCTTGTGGTGTATCAGCAAGACTAGCCATAGCACGAAGTGCTTGTTTACGTATATTATCAATTAATTTACGTGCTTTTTCTGCTTCGTTACCATTTAATTTTTCTTCTGGTAATTCATTATCCTCAATACCATTAAGTTCAGGTGTTTCTTCATGTTGCATATCAATATTTTCGTCTTCATATGCTTGTCGGTCATTAAAATTAAGTGCTTCATTTAATGTTTTTGGCATTTTTGAAGATAATTTTGTTATGTTTTCTATAATTGTTTTTTTCATTTTGAAAAATTTTTATATAAAATATTATAATTCATTTATAAATAGTTTCATGTTTTGTTTTTTCTTTACAATTCAACAAATAAGAGTTATTTTAATGATAAAATATTTTAAATAATGGTTATAGATGAAGAAAAAATTAGAAGGATTGTCAAAGAAGAGTTAGGTATTGCAAGAAAGGTAATTAATATTGTTAATCAGATTGAAAATAAAATTATGGAATTATATAATAGAGGAACATATGATTCAACATTTTATATTGATGATTTAAAAGTGGTTTTTAAACATATTTTTACTGATAATTATGATTTCGTTAGTTTAGAAGACTTTAAAAATGGTTATGATTATGAAACAAATACAATTTATTTAACAAATAGTAGTAAAAAAGGAGAATCAATAGATTTATCACCACTAATAGATACAATTCAACACGAAGTAGAACACTATCGGCAATGTAAAAAAAGTAATAAATGTTTTATTACTAAAAAGTATCAAGCAATTACAAATGGCTTATATAGGGGTAATAGAGCACTGTTTTATTTATGTAAATTATTTTATTTAAATAATAAATTTGAATTAGAATCTTATGTAAATGGTGCATTTAATGTTTTAAGAAAATTAAATTGTAATACATATAAAGAATTTATAGAAAATACTGAATTAAAGGATTTATTTTCTTCATTTAGTGATTTAAAAACCATGTTATTAGATAATAATTTTTATAAAACAAATGAGTTTGTTTTTGCTAAAGAGTATATTTTAAAAAATAAGATTTTCAAAAAAGAACTTAATAGGGATAATTTATTAAAAGTTCTTAAAAATATTGAAGATTATGTTTATAAAAAAATAGGAAAGGCTTGGATTTATTATGTTGAAGGAGGAATAAAAGATTTCACTAATGAAGAAATAAAAAAAATGAGTTCATTTGAAAGAAAATTATATTTTGCTTCAAAGCATTCTGAAAAAATGAAACTTGAAGGAAGAGAAAATGATTTATTATATTAATGGGAACAGTTTATTTAATATGTGATTTAGGACATGATAACATGTTTAAGATTGGTGTTACAAAACAGCCAATAGAAAAACGCATGAAACAATTACAGACAGGTAATGGTTCAGAAATTTTTTTAGTTAATTATTATGAAACAGAATATCCATATTATATAGAAAAGATGTTACATCAGAGATTTGGTAGTGATAGAAAGATAGGTGAATGGTTTGAATTAGATACAGAAAAGGCTATTGATTTTAAAAAATATTGTCATGAATATGAAGAAATAGTAGAATGTATGAAAGACAATCCATTTTTTAGAAAAAATTTAAAATAAAGTATTTATAATTGAAATAAATTAAATAGAAAGATATAATATATGAACAAAATAGAAGAATCAAGATTAAGAAAACTTAAAGAAACAGAAAATACAATAAAAATGTATGAAAACACTTTAGAAGAAATGAAAGATAAAGATAATTTTACTTATTCTGAAATAGAAGATTTATTGAATGATTATAAAAAAAGATATGAATTATTAAAAACTTTAAGTGAAGAAGATTTCAAGACATTTAGTAATTATAGTGGTAGTGTTGAAGAATTTAAAAAGTATTTAGAAAATAAATCAAGTATGGTAAAAAATAATAGATTTTCTAAATCTTTAAAAATTAAAGAGCCTTTTAGAAAAAATAATTTTTTAGTTTATTTACCAGAAGAATTTGATATTTCTCCTGATGAAATAGTAAGTTTTATGTATAATGAAGGAATTATTCAGATAAGAGTTAGGGAAATTTGTGGAAAAAGGCAAATAAAAAAATAATTG